ATCAGGATGAAGTCGCTCACGATTGCTGGCCCTGCATCTGGAAACGTGACGCTTGCCGGATCGACTGCGATGGACGGGATTCATGGCAACGTGACGCTGCCTGCTACGGGGCTGACGAGGACTTATACCGGAGCGATGACGCTATCCAGCAACTCGACTGGACTGACATTTACGACGAACGGGGTGACGCTGGGTAGTGCTATTGAGGTTAATGGTGTTGATTGCGGTTGGTCCCTTGGTAGTGCGTTAACATCAAGTGGACAAAATTTAACTGTAACTAATGGGTCAATTGATTTTGCAACATATAATGTAACTGTTGCAGCTATTAGGTCTGTTAACACAAATAGTAGAACAATTAGTTGTGGGTCAGGGACAATTGCATTGTCTGCATCGGAAGCCATCGCGTTTGCAACGACCGCGACACCGCCACAACCAACTCAAGAAAACCAAAGAGCCAATTTGACGTTTAATGGCAATACGTCAACAATTAATATAAGTCAAAGTAGCGCGACGTTTATTGGAAACAATCAAACATTTAATACGGTTGCATTTATCGGAACAGGCACCGGAACATCGAATATATATGGGGCAAACACATTTGCAAACCTATCAATTGCTGGCAACACGGCAACAGGTATTCGAGAGTTTGTTTTTAGGGAAAATCAAACTATTACAGGTACCCTAACATTGTCAGCTGGAACAAATGCAACAACCCGAATGTTTTTAAACTCCAATTCAATTGGGCAAACACGAACGCTGACAGTGGCAGTGTTTTCTGGTGGTACAGATGTCGATTTTCGCGATATTACAATAACCGGTGCAGCATCGCCTATCTCAGGGACGAGATTGGGTGATTGCAAAGGTAATAGCGGAATTACATTCGATGCCCCAAAAACCGTTTATGTAAGATCAACGAGCTCGGCAAATTGGTCATCTACAACCGGATGGTCTGCAACATCAGGAGGGGCGGCTGCGGTAACAAGTTTCCCTTTAGCACAAGATACTGTAATTTTTCCAGCGGCAACATACCCGGCAACCGGTAGCACAATTACAATCGACAGTCCTTACAACATCGGTACGATTGATATGTCATTACGGACAACAAATACAGTAGTAGTGGCAACAAGCACCACGCCTGCAATTTATGGAAACTGGATAAATGGCACGGGAACAACAATATCAGGAACGGGAATAGTGTTGTTTGCGGGTAGAGGTTCGCAATTAATAACGAGCCAAGGAAAGGCATTCACGTACACAATTACCATTAATAGTCCATCCGGAGCTTTTGTGTTGCAAGATGCATTTACATGCACATCAACAAGCAATTTTTCTATGGATCAAGGAACGTTTGACGCTAATAATTACAATGTTACGGTGACTGGAACGTTTGGGTCGTCTTCATCAACCGCAAAAACAATAGCAATAGGATCGGGAACGTTTGCAATCGGAGATAATTGGAATGCTACTACGTCAATGACCGTTACAGGTTCGGGAACTATTAGCATGACACGAGCAACAAGCAAATCGTTTACAGGGGGAGGTTTGAATTACACAAACATCACGTTAAACCAAGGAGGCGCAGGACAGTTAAACATAAGCGGAAATAACACGTTTAAGGATATTACAAACACATATAAATCGACCGGAGCAACAATAATTAGCTTAGGAACAACAACGCAACAAGTAACAGGTTTTACAGCTGCTGGAGAAGCAGGTCGAATACTGACAGTTCAAGGTAGTTCGGCAACATCTCCTGGAACGTTAGTGCTAATAGGCTCAACGAAGCCCGATGTAGACTATCTAACGATTACGGGTGTGCGGGCGTACAGCCTTGTTGATACTTGGTATGCCGGAGCCAACTCAACAAACAACGGTAGTCTGGGATGGTTGTTTGAGGCGGCTCCTGTGCCTTCTACCGCAACTGGCAACTTCTTCTTGGTGTTCGGATGATGGACAAACTCATTAAACTCGAGCTGACAGTCAAAGAGATTGATCTGGCCTTGCTAGGTATCAGTAAGCTACCTCTCGGCGATGTGCTGGATCTGTTCAACAAGATCCGCACGCAGTCGCTCGAACAACTTCAACCCCCGGCACAAGACCCTGGAGCATAGGCATGGATGTGCAGGTCGTGTTTAACGTCATTGTTGGCATCGCGGCGTTTTTTGGCGGCTGGGTGCTGAACAACATCACAAAGGCAATCGAGCGCCTGGATGCGGACGTGCGCGACATGCCGCATACCTATGTGACGAAAAGCGAGTATCACCGCGACATTGACGAGCTGAAGGACATCTGCAAGCAGATCTTCAACAAGCTTGACAACAAGGCCGACAAATGAACTTTGACACTGCCTTTCATACGCTTTTGGGCCACGAGGGGTCGTACTCAAACCATCCAAATGATCCGGGTGGCGAGACGATGTGGGGCATCACGATTGCGGTAGCACGAGAGCATTGCTACGACGGCCCGATGAAAGACATGCCGACTGATGTAGCAAAGTCAATCTATAAAAAGTCATACTGGGACGCGGTGCGTGCAGACGAACTGCCTGCGTTAATACGGTATGCGGTCTTTGATGCCGCGGTGAATAGTGGTGTTGGGACTGCGGTGCGCTGGTTGCAGCAGTCTGTTGGAGCAAATCCTGACGGTGTCCTCGGCCCGAAGACCTTGGCTGCGCTCCATGAAGTCAATCCTGATGGGCTGTTGCGTCGAATGTTGGCAAAGCGTCTTACGGCCATGACTTCCATGTTTGGTTGGCCTTCGTTCTCCAAGGGTTGGGCGCGTCGGGTGGCGACGCTATTGGAGATGTAAATGTTGGACTTCCACAAGGCAATCGGAGCAGTAGCTGCCAGCATTGCTGCGCTGGGAGGTGGTTACACGCTCTTCGACAAGTTTGGTTGGCTGGATACCGCGATTATTGAGTGGGCACCAGAACACTTTAAAGTCGCAGACAGTAAGATTGGCGAGCCGGTGGTAGTTACAGTGGCTCGAATCAAGAAGCGTGACGATTGTTCGGTAGAGTCCTTTGTACCGGCGATCAGGGATGGCAAGGGTGTGGTGCATGAGGCGGTGTCGTCTAACCCCAAGTTTTCTGGCCCTGCTGGGCCAGAGGTGGACACCTTCACTTACACGCTTACGCTCAAAGACACGCCAGCTCCGGGCAAATCAACGCTGCTTGCAACCCTAAAGTACAAGTGTCCAGAGGGCGAACGAGTCGTAACCTATCCCCGCCACAAGAACTTGACCTTTAATTTGGAAAAGTAATGGCTCCTCTCCTTGCCGGTATCGTATCCAGTCTCATCCAGAACAACCTGCCCAAGGTCGCGCAAGCGGTTGTAGACAAGGGGCTGGATTACGTCCAAGAGAAGACCGGCATTGAGCTAAAGCCTGACATGAGCGCAGAGGAAGTGAAGGCTCTGCGGGAAGCTGCTCAGAAGCACGAAGAGTTCAAGATTGAGCAAGCCAACAAAAACACGGCTGACGCTCGGGCGATGCAGGTTGCTGCGTTGCAGCAGGACGATAAGTTCGCCAAGCGGTACGTCATGTACTTGGCGACGTTCTGGTCGATCACTGCCGTGATGTACATCTTTCTGATCACGTTCACCAACATCCCGGAAACGAACGTGAGGTTTGCGGATACGATTCTTGGGTTCCTTCTGGGCACTGTCGTTGCCACCATCCTGAACTTTTTCCTCGGGTCGAGCGCAAGCAGCAAGGAGAAGACGGAAGTTTTGGCGGCTGAACTTAAAGAGCAGAAAAGATGAGTTCCGCGGTCAAGTCTGATCCTGGCAAATGGAAACGGATTGTTTCATCTGTCAAAGCGAGCAGCAAAGGCGGCAAGCCGGGCCAATGGAGCGCCAGGAAGGCGCAGTTAGCCACCCAGAAATACAAAGCCTCTGGCGGGGGTTACAAAGGGCCTAAAAAAGCCGATAATTCGCTCACAAAGTGGACGAAGGAGGACTGGGGCACCCGGTCTGGAAAGCCGTCTACGCAGGGTCCAAAAGCTACGGGTGAGCGCTACCTCCCCCGGCAGGCTCGAGAGAAGCTAACCGCTTCGGAGTACGCCGCTACGACACGCGCCAAGCGTGAGGGGACGCGGCAAGGTAAGCAGTACGTCCCGCAGCCTGAGTCAATCAAGAAAAAGGTGTGGTGATGACAGTCGCTGCCGTAATGACGTATGACTCGTTGGTCAACGACATACAAACCTATCTCGAGCGTACCGACCAAGCCACCATCGAGAAGATTCCGCAGTTCATCATGCTCGCGGAGCAAGTGATTGCTGCCGAGCTCAAGTTCCTGGGCAACCTGACGGTTGCAGAAAGCACGATGATCCAAGGCCAGCCGGTGATTGACAAGCCGGCGCGGTGGCGCAAAACCGTGTCAATGAACGTCACGGTGAACGGGCAGAAGTTTCCGGTGTTGCTTCGCAAGTACGAGTACCTGCGGGAGTATTGGCCGGAGGTGACAGACGAAGACGTGCCTAAGTATTACTGTGACTACGACTACACGCATTGGCTGGTTGCACCGACGCCGGCGGCGGCGTATTCGTATGAGGTGCTGTATTACGAGCGCGTGCAGCCGCTGGATTCGACCAATCAGACCAACTGGTTTACCGAGTACGCTCCGCAAGCGATGTTGTACGGGTCATTGTTGCAGGCGATGCCATTCCTCAAAAACGATGAGCGGATGGGGATGTGGCAGAGCCAGTACCAACAGATCATGGACGTACTGAAGACCGAGGACGTTGCGCGGATCGGGGATAGGCAAACCATGGCGAGGGATTCATGAGCTTCAATTCACCCTTCACTGGCAACGTCATACAACCAACGGACGTATCGTTCCGAGCGATTACGCTGTCGGCTGACTCGCAACTTGAGTGGCCGATCAACGGAAGCCCGACGGACAATCCTGCTGCCAGGATCATGAACGTCACGGCGACCGCTGGCGGCTTGAAGCTAAAGATGCCGCCAGCCAATCAGGCGTCGGTCGGACAAGATGCGCTGATTCGCAACGTTGGCGGCACGACCTTCACGGTGACGGACTACGACGGCAACACGATCATTAGTGTGACCGCCGGCCAAGCCAAGTACATCTACATTACGACGAACGCGACGACCGCAGGCACCTGGGGCAACATCGCATTCGGAGTTGGAACGAGCAACGCTGATGCGGCAACGTTGGCAGGCTATGGTCTCAAAGCCATTGCTTCCACGCTCAATCAAGCGTATTCGGTGACAACGTTTTCCTCAAATTACACCGCGTTGGCATCAGATCGTGCGTCATCGTATCTGTGGACCGGCGGTGCAGGAACCTTGACGCTGACGGCTCCGACAACGATCGGCAACGACTGGTTCATGATGTTGCGCAACGGCGGTACGGGGACGCTTACGGTATCTCCGGCATCTGGGTTGATCAACGGGTCCTCGAGTATTTCGTTGCAGCCCGCGGACTCAGCGTTCATCGTCTGCTCTGGTGCAACGTACTTCACGGTTGGCCTTGGCAAAACCTCGCAATTCAACTTTACGCAGCTCACCAAGGCGGTGGTGTCTGGAAACTACACGTTGTCCAGCGCAGAAGCCGCAAACGTCGTTCAGAAGTACACGGGCACGTTGAGCGGCAACGTCACGGTAATTCTTCCGCCTACCATCCAGGTCTATTACATCTCCAATCAGACGGATGGCACGGGGGCAGGTTACAGCATCACGTTTACGACAAATATCGCGGGGTCAGGTACGGCGACCATTCCTGCGGGACAGCAAGCCATTCTGGTATGTGATTCAGTCAACATGCTGAATGCTTCCACGGTCCTTGCCGGAACAACTAGCATCTCGTTGGGAGATGGAACCGCAGGATCTCCGGCGTTGAACTTTAGCGCGGAAACGAACACGGGCATTTACCGGCCATCGACCAATCAGTTTGGGATCAGCGTAAACGGCACGCAGCGGCTGCGGGCAACGAATGCCGGCGTAGTCATCACAGGTACGGGCACCTTCAGCCTGGGTGTCAGTGGCGGGACGTTCTGATGACGCAGAAGGTTTTTGCACTCGATACGAAGGCTGGCATTCAGCGAGACGGCACGCTGTTTGACAAGATGTTCTACAACGACGGGCGTTGGGTGCGATTCCAGCGTGGTCGGCCAAGGAAGATGCTTGGCTATCGAGTGATCTCAAATCAATTGACTGGCCCGTCGCGAGGCATTTGGGTCAACAGCATCAACGGTTTTATCACTATTTTTTCTGGCTATTCTGACGGCCTTCAGTCGTTGACTATTGATGACAACGGGATTGGCGCGGGGTTCTCAGACTTTACGTTGAACGACTTCACCGCATCGCCCAACAACCTGTGGCAGTTTGACGGGTTCTACAGCGTCACAGGCGGCATCAATAACTTGTTGGCGCATCCAGGGCAAAACCTTGCGGCTATCGACGAGACCATCAATACGCCAGTGCTGATTGGCGACATTAGCGGCACGTCGATGAGTCAGATTGGTGTGTTTACTGCAAGCGTTGGAACAACGACAGGTCTTGCGACGTTGACGCTAGGCGCGGCCAACCCGAAGATCGGGCCAGGACAGACAATCACCGGAGCGGGCATTCCGGCTGGCACGACTGTTGTATCCAACGTTGGCACGACCGTGACGATGTCACAAAACGCCTCTGCAACGGCGACAATCACCGCAACATTTAACAACAACGTTTCGGTCTCTGGCGGGGTGGTGTCGCTGCATCCGTATGTGTTCGTCTACGGGGATGCGGGGCTGATTAAGAACTGCTCGGCTGGTGATCCAACAGACTGGGTCTCTGCGGACGCAAACGAGGTCAATGTAGCGACAGGGAAGGTCGTCCAAGGGTTACCGGTCAGGGGCGGTTCAAACGCGCCTTCTGGGCTCTTCTGGAGCGTTGATAGCCTGATTCGCGTGTCCTACATCGGCGGAGCCGGTTCGCCGCCACAATTTTGGCGGTACGACATCATCTCGAGTCAGACCTCAATCTTGTCGTCACAGTGTGCGATTGAGTATGACGGAATCTATTACTGGATCGGCGTTGATAGGTTTTTGCTATACAACGGCACGGTCAAAGAGATCCCGAACGACATGAACCAGAACTACTTCTTTGACAACCTGAACTACAGTCAGAGGCAGAAGGTCTGGGCGACGAAGGTTCCGCGGTACGGGGAGATCTGGTGGTTCTATCCCCGAGGTAACGCCACGGAGTGTACCGACGCAATTGTGTTTAACGTTCGCGAGCAGACATGGTACGACGCTGGCGAAGCCCTGGGAGCGAGGCGCTCCGCAGGATACTTTTCTCAGGTGTTTGCGTTTCCCATTAGCGCCGGCT